GTTTCGTGGCATTGGAAGTCTTATGCGGCGGCGTCTTTTCCCTCTTATTCAGGCTGCACAGCTTGGTTATGAGCATCTTTTGTCTCCTGAACAGAAGGCTGAGATCAAGGATTTCCTTGCGAGCCCCGCACATGAGATGGTGGGCATGGAAAAGCCTGGGATTGAATATTTCAAGGATCTTCTTGGGATGTCTGGGTCGGAGACGCAAGGCGAAACTATTAATTTGCCTACAGACAAGGGCGTTGGCTCGTTAGCCAAAGAAGCCAGGGACATGACCTCTGGACCACGGTCCACGGATCAAGCTCCTAGCAGAGCATATCCAATAGCTCCTCGTGACGAATGGTATGGAGATGCTAATTATGAAATGACGGGTGGACGTATAGAAATGATGTCTCCCGATGAGTTTTTAGCAAAGGCTCGTCCTCTGGAAATAGATGAAGTATCGAGGGAAAATATCGATGATCTCAAATCTCATATAGAGAGCGGCAGGACCCTAGACCCCCTTTCTTTGAATGCGACCGGCAGGGAAGACGGCAGGCATAGAGCACATGCTGCAAGAGAACTTGGTATTGAGAAAGTGCCTGTTCTTGTCTGGTCGCCCACGAACAAGGCCCACGGCGGTCCTATATTCAAGGCAGATGGCGGTCTCGCATCCATGGCCCCTGAAGCGCGGGATATGTTTCGTGAGCCACGGCCCATGGTTAAGAAGCCACGGCTCACGGCCCTTGGCCCGGGTGCCAATCCGGGTGTAGCTAGTTTATGTGGCGTGGCTAGGAACATGAACCGTAGTGTGGTAGCGTAGCCCCTACTTTTTGAGAGAGGTTTTGTCATGCCGAAAGTTGGCTCCACGCATTATCCGTACACCAAGAAGGGCAGGCAACAGGCAGCGTCGGCTCGTCAGAGACAGGCTGCGAAGTTATCGGGGGGTGGAAAGGTGAAAAAGTCCATGCCCAAGCGGAAGGCAAAATAGGGCGCGGGATGGCTTGCAAGGAATGCATGTGTCAGTTATGCGGTGACGAGTGCGAGTGTGTGAATTGCACTTCGGATCAGTGCGACTGCGGGCACAAGAAGTCCGAGGACAAGGGGACCGGAGACAAGGGCAATGGTCTTTTGCCGACGTATCGTGTATACGACAACGGATCTCCGGAGGCTTTATTGACAGCAAAGTGGGTACAACAGTTAGCGCGAAAAAACCCCAAAGCTCTTTTGTTAGAGCCCCGGCATGTTTATGACGAAGCCTTGGTAGGTATCACGAACGAGCCTGAAGATCACTGGAAAAGAGATTCTAGGGTCTACGTCGCGGTATATGACGAGGACAAGTGTGTTGACGTAGTGATGTCCTGGTTGGACTGCGAGTATGACGAGGCTCAAGAGTGGTTGAGTTTTAACACTTATGGCGCGTGGGCCGGTGAGGGTACCCCTACGTTTCGTAGCATCGAAGGAGCGACGAATGTTTATAACAGTTAGTGAGTGGGTAATGGACCGCATCAAGGAGCCTTCTTCTTGGGCGGCGGGCGCTGCCGTATTAATCGGTTTATCCGCCTTTCTTGGTCAGCCGTGGATTGGCGCGGCGGGCATAGCGGCAGCGGTTATAGCTGTTGTTGTCAAAGAACGCGGTGGCAGCTTTTAAGAAGTGAGATAAACAATGGCTAGAGAGCCTTTTCCGGTTTCGTTAGTGGAACGGCAAAACGACGACCCAAATCTTATTGAGATAGAAGAGGACGTAGAGTTTGCTGTCCCTGGCGCTTTTTCCACTGTTCTGGACGGTATTCCAGAAGAGATAGAAATAGAGCTTTCCGAAGACGGTGGGGCTCTGGTCGATTTTGATCCACAGGAGACTCGGGGAGAGGGGGAGGAGTTTTCCTCCAACCTTGCGGAGTTTCTTGATGACGGTGAGCTTGGCGGCTTGTCTAACGAGCTTATGGCGGAATTTGAGGCCAACCGTGCATCTCGCGGCGATTGGGAGGAGACCTACTCTAATGGGCTCAGTCTTCTTGGGCTCAAATACGAAGAGAGGTCGGATCCTTTCAGGGGCGCGACAGGCGTAACGCATCCTCTTTTGGCCGAAGCGGCTACGCAATTTCAGGCCCAGGCGTTCAACGAGCTTTTGCCCTCTTCGGGACCGGTAAGGACCGTGGTCATGGGCGACATGTCACGGGAAAAAGAGGATCAAGCTTCCCGTGTTAAGGAGTTTATGAACTATTACATCACAAACGTGATGGAGGAATACACGCCAGAGTTTGACCAGATGTTGTTTTATCTACCGCTGGCTGGTAGTACGTTCAAAAAGGTTTATTACGACGAGGGCATGGACCGTGCAGTGAGCAAATTTGTTCCTGCCGAGCATCTTATTGTCCCTTACGAGGCAAATGACCTGGAAACGTGCCCTAATATCACGCAAATCATTCGTATGCCTGCAAATGAGTTACGAAAGAAGCAAATATCGGGCTTTTACCTGGATATTCCTGTTTTACCTTCCCAAACGGAAGAAGACGACATAACGAAGGAAATGAGCAATATAGACGGCATTTCACCGTCTAATATTGACTACGATTGCTCCTTACTGGAATGTCACGTCAATTTAGACCTAAAAGGGTACGAAGAAGTAGACGGAGAGGGCGAGGAAACAGGCATCAAAGTCCCGTATGTGGTGACAATAAGCCAGGATAATGGTGCAGTTTTATCAATTCGGCGCAATTATGACGAAAATGACGAGAAAAAACGTAAGATCCAGTACTTTGTTCACTATAAGTTCCTTCCAGGCTTCGGGTTTTATGGTTTAGGGCTCATTCATACCATCGGAGGGCTCTCCAGAACGGCTACAGCCGCTTTAAGGCAGCTTATCGATGCCGGAACGCTTTCAAATCTGCCCGCAGGCTTCAAAGCGCGAGGGCTGCGGATAAGAGACGACGATGAGCCGCTGCAACCGGGAGAGTTTAGAGACGTAGATGCTCCGGGTGGTGCGATTAGGGACAGCTTGATGCCGCTGCCCTTTAAGGGGCCCGACCAAACGCTATTTCAACTTTTGGGGTTTGTTGTTGCGGCAGGACAGCGTTTCGCGACCATCACGGACCTGAAAGTTGGCGACGGCAACCAACAAGCTGCTGTTGGCACCACTATCGCGATGCTGGAGCAGGGCACACGAGTAATGAGTGCCGTACATAAACGTATGCACTATGCCATGCGCCAGGAGTTCAAGATGCTGGCGCGCATCATGGCGGATTATTTGCCCCCGCAGTATCCTTATTCGATAGAAAATGCTGACCAGAGCATCATGGCATCCGATTTTGATGACCGTGTAGATGTGCTGCCGGTATCCAATCCCAATATATTTTCTCAAGCGCAGCGTATCGCACTTGCACAAACGGAAATGCAGTTGGCGGCGCAAGCTCCCCAGATGCACAACATGTACGAGGTGTACCGGCGCATGTATGAAGCGTTGGGCGTCCGCGACATTGATAAAGTGTTGCACCAACCACCAGCGGGAGAACCGATTCCGGAAGATCCTGCGGAAGAAAATATCAAGGCCCTTGAGATGGCTCCTCTTCACGCCTTTGAGGGACAAAACCACGAAGCGCACATCATGGCGCATCTTATTTTTGGTTCATCTCCCACGGTAGCTTCTTTGCCACAAATGGCCGTGGAGCTACAAAAACATGTTATGGAGCATGTTAAGATCCAGGCTGGAGAACAAGCCAAGAACATGATAATGCAGCAGATGCAGGGTCAGCAGATGCAGGGAGATCCCGGGGCTCAAATGGAGGGCTTGAAGGCTCAATTTGTTGCCCAGGGGATGCAGAAGGTGAAAGAGTTGAGTGCTCAAGTTTCTCAGATAGGCCAGCAGCAACAGCCCGATCCTTTAATTGAGTTGAAGAAGCAAGAATTGCAGATGAAGCAGGCCAAGGATCAAGGGGAGCTATCTTTAGACCAAGCCGAGTTCCAGCTTGATCAGCAGAAAGAGACCCGTAAGGGCGAAGAGTTCCAAGACCGTATACAAAGTCAAGAGAAGCAGACGTTTGCCCGCATCCAGGCGGCTGCGGAGCGAGAGAAGATGCGAAACGCGCAACAACGAGGTTGATATGGCTGAAGTGAAATATCGGGGCACTCCCGCAGGAGATGCGCCGAAAGCGGTTAATTACGCTGATATCAAGGGTCAGGGCAGAGTTCCGTATAGGAAAATCGTGAGCCGTGCAGGACCCTCTATCGGCACTGGAAAAACGACTACTGGGAAAAAACGTGGTATGGGTGCCGCAGAACGCGGTAGCCGCTTTCGGATCAGTTGACTCTCCGCCAAACATGGAATATTCTGCGACATAGCGCGGAATGTTTTATGAGAAGCGGCGTACATGGATGCAGTTGTTTTTGTTCAGAAAACCATTCGAGACAGGCGAGAGCACGTCTTGGATGTGTTAGAAAACAACGGCATACAAAACATGGAGCAGTACGCTACCCTGATGGGCGAACTTACTGCTCTTAAATTGGTGCAACAGGAACTCTTGGGCCTGCTAGAAAAACAGGAGCATATGGATGATTGATTCCAAGGCTGCGACAATAGATTCGGAAGACACGACCCCAATTTTGGGAAGCGCAAATGAAGACGCCGAGGACTTTATCGGCAGCGCATACGTTACTCCGGAAGATAGGGTATTAGACCCTAAACTCGTTGACAAATCTTTGATTGAACGAATGCCCGATCCTACTGGCTGGCGTATTCTTGTTCTTCCTTATCGCGGTAAGGGCAAAAGCGAGGGCGGAATTATAATTCCAGAAGCCATTCGCGATGACACTCAAATCCAAACGGTTGTTGGATACGTTTTTAAGGTGGGGCCTCTAGCCTATAGAGACAGAGAAAAATTTCCTGGTGACCCTTGGTGCGCGGAAGGAGACTGGGTGATTTTTGCCCGTTATGCGGGATCTCGGTTTCGTATTGAGGGCGGGGAAGTCAGGATTTTAAATGATGATGAGATTCTGGCTACCATTGATAATCCTGACGATATTTTAAGTCTTTAAAGGTGCATTATGGAAGAATTGAACGCACAAGAAGAAAAAACCATTGAAGTAGGCGGCGATGAAGTTATCACGGAAGTGGAGATAGGCGAAGGTTCCGAGATAGTTGCTGGTTCGGACCCAGAAGTATCCGTATCGGAAGAATCCGTATCGGAAGAACAAGAAGAGTATCAAACCGGCGTCCAGAGACGAATCGACAAGTTAACGAAACGTATGCGGGAATCCGAGCGCCGAGAACAGACGGCAATCGAATATGCCCAAAACGTTCAGGCTGAATCCGAGACCTTAAAATCTCGCATGAAAACTTTGGATGAGGGATACTTATCTGAATACGGCGGTCGTATTTCCAGTGAGCAAGAAGGTGTTGAGAGTACGCTTCGTAGTGCGCTGGAGCTTGGGGACACGGATGCCGTCGTTGAGGCTCAGAAGAAGTTAACAGAACTTGCGGTAGCCCAGGAAAGGCTTAATCAGGCAAAGGTTCAACAACAGCAGCAGCAACATCAACAGCAGCAGCACTATCAACAGCAGCAACAGCAGCAGCAGCGATTAGCGGAGCAGCAAGCTGCCGCCCCCTCCTCTGTAACGGATCCAAAGGCGGAGGCCTGGGCGGCACGAAACGAATGGTTCGGAAAAGACGAGGCCATGACGTATGCTGCTTTTGGTGTGCATAAGAAACTTGTCGAGGACGAAGAATTTGACCCGACCAGTAATGAGTACTATACTGAACTTGATAAACGTATGCGGAACGAGTTTCCGCAGAAGCTGAACGGGGGCACAAGGAAACCCGCTCAGACCGTTGCATCTGTTTCTCGTTCGGGTTCGCCCGGACGCTCTAGGAAGGTTCGTCTCACTCCGAGCCAAGTCGCGATAGCGAAAAAACTGGGTGTGCCGCTTGAAGAATACGCGAAATACGTGAAGGAGTAAGGTTAATGACCAAGGAAACTGAGTTCGAAGCCATTAAACGTACTTCTCGCGCTAAAGCTACCCGGGAAAGCACGGCCAAGCGTAAGCCGTGGTCTCCCCCGTCAAGATTAGAAGCACCCCCTGCTCCGGAGGGCTTTCAACATCGTTGGCTTCGTGCAGAAACACGAGGCTTTGAAGATCGGCAGAATATTTCTGCTCGACTTCGCGAGGGCTACGAATTGGTAAGAGCCGATGAGTACCCTGATTTTGAAGCCCCCATTATAGATTCGGGACGGTTCGAAGGTATTTTTGGTGTTGGCGGTCTTGTTCTCGCACGTATCCCTCTTGAAACCGTAGAGGAACGCACAGACTACTTCAGACGGAAAAGCACTGATCTGATGGACGCTGTTGATCACGATATGATGCGCGAGAACTCACATTCATCGATGACGATCAGTAAACCTGAACGTCAATCTCGTGTAACCTTCGGTGGCCCACAAAAACAGTGATTGGCTACTATAATTAAGGAAAGAGACTGAAAATGGCAAATGCCGAAACAAGTTTTGGTCTTCGCCCTATTGGAATGGTTGGCAGTGGTCCAAACTCAACCGGTTTGACCAAATACGAAATTGCCAGCAATAATACTAACGTTATTTACAACGGTGAAATTTGCGTTCCGCTTGCAGCGGGCGTGATTGATCAGGCAGGTGCCACTGATGGTGGTACCACACAGGCGTTAGGTATTCTTGTAGGGGTGGAGTACGTTGATAGTGTTCTTAATAAGACCATCTTCAAAAACTTCTGGCCTGGGTCAGGTAGCGTGAGTGTTGACACAAATTTCCCTGTCAAAGCTCTCGTGGCTGACAATCCAAATCAACTGTTCGTAGTTGCTGCGGATGCTACTCTAACTGACCGAGCAACTGCATTAACTGCTGTTTTTGCTAATGCTTCGCTTGGCACATCAGCTAGATCTGGTTCTACCAACACAGGTAAATCCAGTTCACAGTTAGGCGTTTCAACAATTGCGACAACGGCAACCTTGCCACTTCGCATTGTTGGTCTTGCTGATGATGCGGCGAATAACGACTGGGCATCAGCCGGTGCTCATTTGTATGTTCGGTTAAATGCTCACTATAACGCTGGAACCCGTGCGTTTGCTTCGCAAACGACTGCGGATTCCACCGGTATTTGAGGAGGGTATAGAAAATGGCTATTACTCGCGCACAACTTGCGAAAGAGCTTGAACCCGGCCTCAATGCGTTGTTTGGGCTTGAATACGACCGGTATGAGAGAGAGCATTCCGAGATCTTCGACGAAGAAAGCTCGGATAGAGCGTTTGAGGAAGAAGTCATGCTCGCAGGCTTCTCTACGGCTCCGGTTAAGGCGGAAGGTGCTGCCATCACGTTTGATGACGCACAAGAAACCTACACGGCTCGTTACACCCATGAGACAATTGCCCTAGCTTTCTCCATCACGGAAGAAGCTGTCGAGGACAATCTCTATGACCGTCTCGCGGCACGTTACACTCGTGCCCTAGCACGTTCGATGTCTCAAACCAAACAGGTCAAAGCTGCTAGCATTCTTAACAATGCTTTTTCGACCAGCTATCCTGTTGGTGATGGGGCGGCGTTGTGTAGTTCTGCACATCCCGCTATCAGCGGCAATCAGCGTAATCAGCTTTCTACTGCGGCGGATCTCAACGAGACTTCGTTGGAGCAGATGCTAATTGATATTGCTGGTTTAACCGATGAGCGTGGACTTAAAATTGCTGTTCGTGGCATGAAATTGATGATCCCGAAAGAGCTTCAATTTATTGCCGAGCGTGTGCTCAACAGCAATCTTCGTCCGGGCACGGCGGATAACGACGTCAATGCAATGAAGTCCATGGGCATGCTGCCGGATGGGGCCGTGGTTAACCACTTCCTCACCGATACGGATGCCTATTTTGTTAAGACGGATGCGCCAAACGGCTTTAAGCTGTTCCAGCGGACACCTCTTCGCACTGCGATGGAAGGAGATTTCGACACGGGCAATATGCGTTACAAAGCCCGTGAGCGTTATTCTTTCGGTGTTTCTGACTGGCGTTGTGTATTCGGTACGGCGGGAGCGTAAGTTCTCTTGTTATCAGAGAGGGTGGCCTTGTGCCACCCTCTCTTTTTGCGTATAGTTGGTTTCTGGGATTGATAGCCCTAGCGACTGACCCAGCGGACGCTTACAAAGACTCTAGGGCGAAACCTTTCGTAAGGAGGTAGCCTCATGGCTAACACCACTTTTTCTGGTCCCGTTCGTTCGGAAAACGGCTTTGTTATAGCCAACAAGAATTCGAGCACGGGCATTGTAACGGATTCTTCCGTACACTCTTCTGCAAACAAGGATGTAAGGCGCTATTACCTTGAAGAGTACTGGAAGCGGCGTCCCGCACTTAATGCTGTGTTGAACACTGCCTTTTCAGACGCAGACGCCACGGCTGCTGCAAACGGCGTTATTCGGCTTGCGGAGAAAGTTGCCAACAAGGACTTCGAAGTTCTTGGTACAAGCATGACCACCGCGCTGTGTACGTTTGATACCACACGAGCCGGTATTATTATCACCACAGGCGGAACGGATCAAGATCAGGCTATTATTGCCCCTCATCTGGACACTAACCAAACCGCTTGGCAGACTGTTCCCTGGGGCACTGAAAACTCTGTTATCTGGGAATGCGTTGTGACTACGGCGGCGTCTATTGCCGACATTAAACTTTGGGCTGGCTTGAAACTAACCAACGATCAATTGATCGTCACAGACGCTGATCAGGCTTATTTCAAGTTTCAAACGGATGCTACCAACAGTGAAGCCTTTACGGACTTCACGTTATTGCACTTTGTACACAGCATTGGCGACACGGATTATATTAGTGCGCTGCCAATTACTGTAGCCGTGGACACTCAGTATCATTTGAAAATCGTCATCGACAGCAATAGAAAAGCATCTATTTATGTCAACGGCATTCAGTACGATGTTACGTCCACATCTGGTAGTACTGGCGGAACAGCGGTAACCACGGGAACGGATAAAACTGCGGCCCTAACCGATGACGTGAATTTCATTCCGTACATTGGTGTGGAAACTGGTGCTGGATCAGCCAAGGCTCTGAAGGTACATTCGCAAGCTATTAGTCGGCTTGTCTACGAATAATTAGATGGGGGGAAACCCCCATCTTTTTAAAGGAGCTTTAGATGGCAGATATTGTTACGTCAACGACTATCGTAGACGGTGGCCGTCAGGCGGTAATGAGTTTCACTTATCAGTACGTTGATGGTGGAAACGAATCCGCTGTTACCAAAGTAGACGTCTCCGCTTTAGCTGCAAGCAGTGATGGCACAACGTGTACGGGGGTCCGTATTGTTGAGGTGTGGTGGACGTGTGCGGGGATGACGGTTCTCATCGAATCCGATGCAACTACCGACGTTTGTTTGATGCAATTGTCGGCGGATGGTCCCGGATATCTGGACTACTCTGATATTGGGGGCCTTACAAGTTCTCTTGGTTCCAGTCCTACTGGAGATGTTCTTTTCACCACCACGGGAGCAGGAGCGGTTCCGGATACCTACAATGTAGTGCTTCGAATGATAAAAGAGTATTAAGCCCTTCTATAGGCCCGTATTTGGAGTGGGTTGATGCCTACATATACACTAGAAGCTGGTAGACCTGATGATGGTGTTCACGAGGTTGGTGATGGCCCTTTTCCTGATCTTCCTGCCGGTATTTATCGGGGTAATTTCTATGGAAACGACCCAAGATTAGGCCGCATACAAGCAGGAGACCAAAGGTACTCTGTTTTATCCAATCAGGAAGGGGATGTAGCTAGTTCCGGAAACACGTTTCAAGTGGGAACGGGACCTCAACCGGGACTTCCATCAGGAGTATTCCGTCCAGACGATATTCAAGCCTTTTTGAGAGATCAAGCTCGACTGGCCCGTGCGGAGGCGGCTGCGGCTCAACCGCAACCTCCTCAAATTAATTTTGCTGCTCCCACAGCAGCGCCGGTACAAACTACGCTGCCCAGTCCTGTTGCACCTGTTGCTGTGCCCAGTTTTGTTCCCGGTGGGGGTGCTCCAAGTACTGTTTTCAGTGGTGGAACTCCAAATATCGGCGTCGATAACCTTTTAGCATTAGGAGCGGCAGGCGCGCCAGGAGCAACGGGAGTGGCAGGAGCAATCGGGGCACCCGGAATACCCGGATTTGTTTCTCCGTTTCAATCGCTTTTGCCGTCCCCTTCAACTGTACCCGCGACAGGCACTAACGCCCTTGCTGCACCCAATATTTCTTCAGGTATCCCAGCTTCTGTATTTAGCCCGTTGTTTCCATCTGTTCCCGATATCAGTCAAACGACTCCGGCTACGGCTGCTCACGGCGGTCCCATCCTGGCTTCTGATTCCTTGCCGAGATATCAAGTTGGTGGAGATGTGGATCCTAGCGGTCCGGATGTTCCTAACGAGTTTAGTGCATTCAGGCAATTCCAGGGCGCTAATATGGGCACGGATCCGTATTATGCTGACCAAATGCTACTTGATGGGTTTTTGAATGACGGATTTACGTTAGAGGAAATCTTTGGCCCCGGTTGGACGGACAGGCACAATCGGTACACTGGGCGTCCTCTTCCGAACATGGCTCACGGCGGTCCTATCTTAGCGTCTGATTTCTTGCCTGGATATCAAGGTGGTACGGAAGTAGATGCGGAA